TACCAGTTCTGGTACTTCATTTTTTGTGAACTCCACAAGGTTTGTATGGAGTTCTTCTGCAACACTACCAGGTTTTAAACCAAGAGTACCATCCTCAAGCTCTTCAAAATAGGCATGTTTGCCCTTTGTTCCAAGCTCCCTATTATTTTTGAAATAGGGATATCCAGGTGAGGTTTTCATGACAAAATTTTCCAATTCTGCCTCTTCACCACCCGCTGGAATACCATTTATGGCAACCGATAAAGGAATATCACTCAAAACATGATCTTCACAGTCATACCACGTTTCAAGTATTTCATCAGCAACTTGTTCCAACAAATCACCCTCTAATTCATCCATAGGTTGGGAAAATTTTTTTCTTAGAGCAGCAATAGGTGGATCAATACCTGGTGGGCATCGTGGATCATCTTTTGTCAAAACAGCAGGCTCCTTAATGGGAACATCACAGGGAACCCTCAAACTTTCTGGCACCACAACCATATTTGTTTTCTTTGGTAATGTTGGTGCTTGTACATGGGGGACATATCCAACTTTAAAGAAACCATCATGTGCCTCTCCGAACTCAGGAATATAATCAATTTGGCTCTTGAGTTCAGCCAAGGTACATGGTGGTAGTATGTCCGCCCAACTGGTTTTGTCCTTACCAGCAACTAACAACCCAACCACCTTCATCTTTCCACGGATTTGGCATGTTAGAATCATTCCACAGTCATCATTCCGAGATTCATAGTGAAAAACTATTTTCTCTGGAATTTCATGGATGTATAAATCATTGCCAATGACACCTTTTAGGGGTAAGGGTGTTTTGTCTACAGATGCATAAGTGTCAAGAGTATCATAATGGAACGAAGTCTCATCTGCACGCAAGACATACCCAACCGTCTTAAAGTGGTTTGGAAGATCCACTTCTTTGTCTTCCAGAAAAAGATCCTTGAGATCTGTTGGGAGGGATGGTAGACTAGGAGCTAACCAATTCACTATTTCAGAACCTGGTTCCTCACGCATGTGTCGTCTATGCCATCTAATTAGCTTTGATTCCCCAGTACTAAGGAAAATCACTGTCAGCTGTTCACCCTCCTCAAAACGCAATGCTTGATGTCGTGTCATTCGCACAGATTTATTCTTATACTGCATT